CTGTTAATACTTGGTACAGATTTAAAATTACTGTGAACAGAGCAGCAAGTAGTGTACAGTTTGATGTGTTTGATGCAAATGGTGTTTTATTAAGTAGCCAGCCGCCTATAACAACGAATATCCCAACAACAAATACAAGGGTATTTGGAGCAGGGTTTATAAGCACAAACGTAGGTACTACAGCTACTCTTTTAGGGTGGTTGGATTACCAATCTATGCAGTTAGGAGCAGGCAAGGCAATAAACAGATAATTATTAAAACTTTAAAATAAATATTAACAAATAAAACCAGCAGAAATGAACACAACTTTTTTAGCCAAATTTACATGGGGAGTAACTCTTTTGTTTTTCGATTTAATAGTAACGCCTAGCCTAGATATGGTTTATATAGTAGCTGCTTCAATAGTTATTGATTTTATAACTGGAATAGCTAAAGCAAGAATGAAAAAACAAGAAAGAACTTCAGAGGGTTATAGAAGAACAATGGTAAAGCTACTACAGTATGTTGTTCCAATAATTGTTCTTTGGGGAGGAAGTAGATTGATACACGACTACAAAGACCAGTTAGAAAAATTTGCAGGCTGGTTAATGCTATTTGTTACATATATTGAGGTAACAAGTATATTTGAAAACCTTTATGAGATAGATAAAAAATCTACAATAGCAAAATATCTTTATAAAAATGTTTTAAAAATACTAAAGTTTGGTATTGAAAATAATCCTGTAAATAAAATTAATGTAGATGAAAAAGAAGATAACAAAGTAACCAATTAAAATTAGATAATATGAAAAGTAACTTAAAAGGCGTTATTATGACAGCCGTTACATTTTTAGCTACGTTAATAACTAACGGAGGATTACCAAAATCTTCTACTGAATGGATTATACTTATTGTTACAATGGCAGGTACAGTACTTGCGTATTTAGCAAAAAATATAATATTTCCATCAGTTTCTTTGTGGGGAAGTATTAATTTAAAGGATTTACTAAGCGGAGTTATAATGGCTGTATCTACAGCGTTATCAAACTGGGCAGGAACCTTAATAACTAATACTTCAATAAACTGGAATAGTTTACTTACTATGGTATTAACAGTGGTTATCGGCTATCTTGCAAAAACATTTATGCAAGGAGAAAAACAATCTTAACAAAAAGCCAGTGTAAAAACTGGCTTTTTAAAATCTTTAAAAAATGAAAATTATAATAATACTAACAACGTTTATTCTTTGCGGATGCTACACTTCTAAAAAAGCTGATAAAGATGTTGAAAAAGCTTATATAAACTATAAAAAGCAAACTTTAGAAAAATTACGTTCTTACGCACCATGTATAGATAAAAATATTATTAGTGATAGCTCTAAATATTTAAATAGTATAGACTCTATTGTTAAAATATTAAACTACTATGATAGTGTTTTTGAAAATACTCCACAAGAAGAAATATTGCATGACACTGTAAAAATAAAAGACTCAGTAATTTATTGTTTAGATAAGATTAAATATGAAAAATACAAATTTGAAAATCTGAAACTGAAAAAACACTTATACGAAAAAGATAGTATTATAAAGTTTCTAAAAAGTAATATAAAAAATATTAAACCAATAGAGATAACTAAAACTATTGAAGATGATGCACTTAAGAAAATAAATGAAGAGTTAATTAAAGAAAATAAAGATTTGATTAAGCAAAATTCTAATAAAAAAACTTTTATAATATTACTATTAATACCTCTTGCAATATCAATAATTATAAACATTTTAAAACTTAAAAAATGATAACTCCAATAGATTGTCTTCGTAAATACGGAGAGCCTCAGAAAGAGAAAAATATGATTTTATGGGATATTCCAACAGAGTTAGAAATTGGAGTTATACCAAAAAAACTATATTGCAATAAAGATATTATTGAGCCATTAAGAAAAGCTTTTAAAAATTTAATTGATAGAGGTTTTGTTAAAGAGTTAAAAACTTTTGACGGATGCTTTAATATTCGTAAACAAAGAGGAGCAAAATCTCAATCATTACACTCTTGGGGTATAGCTATAGATGTAAACGCTGCATGGAATGGATTAGGTAAGAAACCTGTACTAAGCTCCGGGTTTGTTAAATGCTTTAAAGATGCTGGTTTTGATTGGGGTGGAGATTGGAAAAGATTAGATGGTATGCACTTTCAACTATCCAGTATATAGTTTAACGTATCATTAACAAAACGTTAACAAAATTTTAACATTTTCGTTTGTATGTTTGCAATGTGATTAACAACATAACATATAATATATGAACGCAAATAAAACTATACAAAAATTAGAGATGCAGTTACAAGCGCTTGAGCATCAAAAAAATATTTATATTACTAATAATAAGCCAACTTGTAATATATTTGCAATTACAGGAAAAATAAATAAGGTTAAAAAACAGATAGACGAAATTAAAAAATTTCAATATCTTGCAATATAGTTTAAGTTTGCAAACAAACAGTTTCTTTTAAAGTTAATATTGACTATACAATAAAAAACTCTAACAACCAGTTACCAGTAAAACGGAACTGGTTTTGTTGGTAAAACAAATAACCAAAAATTATGTCAGCGCCAGAAACAAACATTCAAAGATTAGAAAGAGAGCGTAAAGAAAAACAATTAGCTCTTGAAAATGAAGCAAAGCAATTTAGTGTTCAGAAACTTTCAGAAATTAGTGGGTATAATTCTGATATGTTATTAATACTTCAAAAAACAGTTGCAAAAAATACTACTCCAACAGAGTTTGCATATTTCTTAACAGTTTGTAAAGATAGTAAATTAAATCCTATTAATAAAGAGATATGGTGTTACAAAGACAATAGCGGAAATCTAATAGTATTTACTGGTCGTGATGGATTTTTAAAGAAAAATAAAGACAATCCATCGTATCGTGGAATGAGAAGTTCTGAAGTTTGTGAATTTGATGAGTTTGAGATTGATATGATTTCTTCAGATATTAAACATAAAATAAGTAACAATAGAGGTAAAGTTATTGGTGCGTATGCTATAGTATCAATTGAAGGTCAAAAAGACACTGTTGTTTATTTAGATTTTGATGAATTTAATCTTGGTCAAGCTAAATGGAAAACAGCTCCAAAGATGATGATTAAAAAATGCGCTCAATCTCACGCATTAAAAGAAGCTGCTGGAATTACTGGTATTCAAGCTGAAGAAGCTTTTGTAATAAAAAACGATGTTGCTGTTTCTGCATCTGATTTAAAACAAGAAGATAAAACTGCAATTTCGTTTGAAGAAGATAGATTAAAGCAACTTATATATAATTGTTTTAATCCAAGAGATTTAGAAAAACTTAAGCAATACTGCAATACTCCAGAGTTAATAAATCTTTGGGATGAAAAATTTAAAGAGTTAAAGCCTAATAGTTAAAATATATTTCTTAACCAAAAATTATACCAAATGCCAATCAAAGAAATAGACTGGGATAATTACCAGTTCAGATGTCATTACTTCGGAGAATTAATGACTGGAAACAAAAAAGGAAAATCCAATATGGATAAGTACTTAGATGCTGAAAAAGATTATGAAACTTTCACAGACAAAATTTACGAAAGTGGAAAAAGTCCAACTACAGCTCAATTACTTAAAATAAACGCTTTAAGCGAAAAAGTTGAACAACTTAAATTAGTTAAAGATATTCCTATATTAAGTACAACTTGTAAAAAAAGACTTGTTCAAATTTATACAGAAGAAACAACTGGAAGAAAAAAAGATATAGAAAGTGTATATATTGAAAAAGGTTTAAGAACTGAAGAACAATCAATAACTACATATTCTTTGTGGGCTAACGCAATGTACTTTAAAAACAAAGAAAGAATAGGAAATGGATATGTTATTGGAGAAATTGATTTTGATGATGAGGAAAAAGATATGGTTATAGACACAAAATCAAGCTTTGACATATTTAGTTTCGATGCAACAGTTGCTCAAAAAATAAATCCTTTATATGAGTGGCAAGGTCAGATGTATATGTGGTTAAAAAATCGTTCAAGATTTAGACTTGCATATTGTTTGAACAATACTCCAGAAGATATTATTATTGGTCTCATAAAAAGAATGAGATATAATTTTGCTGGAACTGAAGATGATTGGCAAGAAGCTGTAGCGTTATTAAGAGATAAGCATACTTACGATGATTTGCCATTAGAAAGAAAAATTCGTGTCTATGATATTAAAAGAGATGACGAAAAAATAGAATTGGCTAAAAAAATGATACCTCATTTTAGAAATTATTTAAAAAACATAAAAACTCAAGAAGATGATTTTGAAGATTAAAAAAGGAGTTATATTCGTTTGTGAAGACGGTATTGAAGACACTCCAATAGGAAGTATATTTGAAAATGCTCCTGAAGAAGCAGAAAGAATAATAGAGTGCGGTTCTGAAGTTTTGCCAGCTGTAAAAGATTTTGTTGACAGGGTTAGTAATGGAAGCCTTAAGCCGAAAAAGGCTTATGATGAATTTGAGTCTATATTAAAAAAGCATGAATTACAATAGTATGATAGTTGATATATCTGAGCAAAAAAGTTCTTTAATAAAAAGAATTGAATACTGTGAAGAAAATAAAATATTAACAATATACTTTAGAAAGTATTATACAAATATGCTATGCTATGAAAATGTAGAATTAAATCATTTTCAAGAATTTTATAGACAAAAATCTGTTGGTAAGTATTACTTACATTATATAAAACCAAATTTTTCACAATTAAAAACAAGTAAAATGGCTGACAAACCAAAGACGAAAAATGAAGCTAGCGACAAGAAAAGATTTATTAAAATCTCTATTGACACTACAAAAATCAACAAGGACTTTATCCATGTTGGAGAAAAAGGAAACTATCTAAATGTAACATTAATGATGTTGCCTGATGGAGAGTTAGACAAATTCGGTAACTTAGGTATGGTTGTTCAAGATGTACCTAAGGCTGTTTATGAGAAAAACAAAGATGCCAAAGGAGAAATTCTTGGCAACGGTTGCGAGTTTGCATGGGAAGCTCGTAGCGAAGGAACTCCTGGTTCTGAAACAGGAAAACTTAATGATGGCAGCATTAATGATGATTTGCCATTCTAAAGACTAAAAATCGTCTGTACACATTTTATTTGTGGAACAGGCGATTTTTTGCGTTTTTACATCAAATAATACGTTTTTATATATACATACATTTTTATAATTTAATGGCGTGGAACGGCATAAAAAAGGCGTGGAACGGCATTTTTTAACGGTATTTTATATGGTATTTTACAACTTTTACACCGATAAGGACAGAGAAAAAACAAGTTTAGTATTTAGAACTGAAGATGAACAAGGATATTCTGAATTTCAAAATAATTTAAAATATTTTGAAAATAAAACTGAAGCTCAAAAAGATTTCTTTTCTTTATTGTACGATAATGAAGATTATAGATTTGGAGAATATTTTGATACAGCAATAAAGAAAAAGAAAAGTGAAGGAAATCCACAAAAGAAAATGGTTTCATCTGAAAATTTAGTAAATCAAGATGTTTACAAAATTCCAGATAATTTTAAATTAGACTTAAATAAAGTTTATAATATAGAATGCTTGACTTTTATGAAGTCGTTGCCTAATAAATATATAGATTATATATTTACAAGTCCTCCTTATAATATCAAAAAACAGATAGGTTCAGATAATTTATATAAAGTTTATGGAGATGATTTAACTCCAGAAGAGTATTTTGATTGGCTATCTGAAGTCATTGATGAAGGGATGAGAATAACAAAAAAGCATTTCTTTATGAATATACAGATGCTTGGAAAAAACAAGACTGTTATTCTTGGATTATTCGGAAAATATAAGTTTTTAATAAAAGATTTACTTATATGGAAAAAGAAAATTGTAGCTCCTCATATACAGCCAGGAGTACTAAACTCTGGATTTGAGTTTATAATAGCATTTTCAAATGATAGTCCAGAGAAGAAAGTTTTTACAGATGCAAATTGGAGGCAAGGAAGCCAATCTAACGTTATTGAAGGTATTAACGCAAGCCAAAACAAATTCTCAGAATTAAATAAAGCTACTTTTCCATTATATCTACCAAGAACTTTTATGACTTTATTCGGAAAGAAACTGGATATATGGTACGACCCTTTCAATGGTACAGGAACAACTGGTCAAGCTGCAGCTATAGAAGAAAGATATTATTTAGGAACAGAGTTAGACCCTGAGCAATGTTGCGTATCTGAAACAAGAGTTGAAGACGAAAACAATAAATTAAAATTTGATTTTGGAGAAAGTTATGCAGATGAAAAATTAGATATAGAAGATCTATCAATAAAAAATAAAATAAAACCAAGGCAAGAAGATAACCAAATAAGTTTAAATTTATAATATGGAAGATAGAAAATACCAAGAAGAACACATATCAGAAATAATTTCTAGATTAGAAAATCAAAGAACTGTATTAGGTCAATTACCTACTGGTGGAGGAAAAACTGTTGAGTTTAGTATAATAATAAAAAGGCTGCTTCAAAACCAAATAAATATAGAAGTAGGACCTACGCTTATATTAGTTCATAGAGAAGAGTTATTGCATCAAACAGAAAAAGCTGTTAAAGAAGTTCTAGGAATACAACCATGCTTAATAACATCAAAATCAGATAGATTTTATTTGTCAAGATGTTATATAGGAATGGTTGAAAGTACTTTGTCTAGGCTTAATATGATAGTAAATCCATCTTTAATAATTATAGATGAGTGTCATATACAAAGCTTTAATAAGATACATAAACAATTTCCTAATACAAAAATACTTGGATTTAGTGCAACTCCACTATCTTCTTCAAAAAAAGAACCTTTAAAAAATTATTACCAAAGTATAGTAGTAGGCCCTCAAATAAAAGAATTGATTAATTTAGGTTTTTTATCTCAAAATATTACAAGAGCTCCAGCGGTATCTGTTGACGCTTCTAAATTTTCTTATGATAGTTTAAAAGGGGATTATAATGAAAGTCAGATGGCTGGAGTTTATAGAATGTCTTCAAATGTAACTAATGTAATTGATAAGTATTTTGAATACTGTCTTGGAAAAAAGACTTTGATATTCAATGTGAATATAGATCATAGTAAAGACGTTAACGACTGCTTTAACGCTTGCGGATATAAAAGTAGGCATATAGACGCATCGTCAAGTTCAAGGCCGTCAAAAGACCCAAGATGTAAAACAGAAAGAGAAGAAATATTTTTATGGTTTAAAGAAACTGAAGACGCTATATTAAATTCTGTTATGATACCAACTATGGGTTTTGATGAGCCTACAGTTCAATGTGTTATACTTAATTATAGCACAATGTCATTACCAAAGTACATTCAAACTTGCGGAAGAGGTAGTAGAGTTGTTAATGAATATTTTATAGAAAAATTTCAACATCTTTATCCATATACTTTAAAAACAAAGATTTATTTTGATATAATAGATCTTGGACAAAATTGGAAAATGTTTGGAGATTGGAATGATGATAGAGATTGGAGAAGTATATTTCATTATCCAGATAAGCCTGGAGAAGGAATTGCTCCAGTAAAAAGTTGTCCATCTTGTGAAGGATTAGTTCATGCAGCTGTTAGGGTTTGTCCTTTAACTAAACCAGATGGAATATTCTGTATGCACGAATTTTCAAAAAGAAAGTTTGAGCAGATTGATATGGAGGAAATGATACTTGTTACAAAAGGAATTAATGTAGACGCTTTAGTAGAAAACAGCGAAAAGAAATATAAGTACTACGCTTTTTTTGAATTAGCTTTAGATATAGTTAATAATATGTTTATAATACATGGAAACAATCCTTCAAAAACTATAGTTGAAAGATTTTTTAAAACATACTATCAGTTATGTGTAGAGTGGTATAATAAAACTCTTGCAGGAAAAGATGATAATATGGAATGTATAATAGATAGTGGATGGCATATAAGAAAAGCTAGAAATAACTTTAACCAATTAATATTAAGAAAAAATAAAGAAGCAGAACAAATAACCGAAGATGTACCATACCAATTAGTAAAATTTTAAGACTGACAATTGAATTAAATTATGAAGATTAGTTTATTTAAAAACGTTTCTGAGGTTAGAAATCCTGAAATTATAGATTTAATAGATTATTTAGATTTTATAAGAGATGGTAAGTGGGAAGATATAACAAATGTATGTAGAAATTTAAAAAGCAAAACAGAAAGAGATGCTTATAAGAAAACTATGCCTACAGCATCTATGTCTGGTACATTTACATTAAGAAGGGATGATAGCTTGGTTACTCATAGCGAAATAATAGCTATGGATTTGGATGAAATAGAAAACTTAAACTCTGTAAAAAGACAGTTAAAACAAGATAAATATGTTTTTTCTGTTTTTATGAGTACGTCTGGAAATGGATTAAGAGTTCTGTTTAAAATAGAGCCTAATAAACATAGGGAAGCTTTTAAAGGTTTATGTCAGTATATATACGAAAAATTTGGTGAGACTTGTGATACAAATAGTAGTATAAGCAAACCTTATATAGTAAGCTTCGACCCTGACTTATACTTAAACCCAAACTATGAAAATATACCAGTATTTAAAAAATACATAAAAGAGACTGTAGTAAAAAATATTCCTTCTTATGTACATAATAACGATGATTTTAAATCTGTATTAGACCAGATTAAAGGAAGAAGAATTGATATATGCAACAGTTATGACGATTGGCTTAAGGTTGCATTTGCTTTATCTGAAGCTTTTGGAGAAGGTGGTAGAGGATATTTTCATGACATATCTCAGATGTCAGAAAAATATAAATATTCTGTTTGTGATAAGCAATACACTTATTGTTTAAAGCATAAACCAACTTCTGGAGTTGCTAATATAAAATCTTTTTATTATTTAGCAAAATTGAATGGAGTTAATATAGCTTCTGAAAGAACAAAAGAAATTGTAAGAACAACTAAAAATGGTAAAAAGGCTGGATTAAGCAAAAAACAAATATCTGAAAATCTTAAAAATATTGGAAAGATTGAAGGTGTTGATGATTTGATAGAAAAAGTTTATGATGATGAAGATAGTAAAAACGAATTTAAAGAAGATGATGAAAATATATTATCAACTTTAGAATTATATATAAAAAATAATTATAATTTAAGATTTAACGAAGTAAGCGGATATTTTGAAAACGATGGTAGATCTATAGGTCCTACCGAAATGAATAGTATATTTATATCCGCAAAGAAAATACTTACGAAGCTTGACTATAATTTAATGATTAGATTATTAAAGTCTGATTTTATACCTACATTCAATCCTTTCTACGAATTTTGGGGTAGCGATGGAGTTCCTTATATATTGCCAGCTACACCAGAAAAACAAGATAGATTGTTTTCATCTCCATTGATAGATAAACTTGCATCATCTATAGAAAATGATAATCCAGGATTTACAGTATATTTTTTGAGGAAATGGCTTGTAAGTATAGTTTCAGCTGCACATAAAGTTCATAGCCCTATACTGTTCTGTTTACTTGGTTCTCAACACACTGGTAAAACAGAATTTTTTAGAAGATTAATGCCTAAAGAATTGCAACATTATTACGCTGAAAGTAAACTTGATAAAGAGAAAGATGATGAGCTTTTAATGACTGAGAATTTAATAATAATGGACGATGAGCTTGGAGGAAAAAGTAAGTCAGATGCTTTAAAGCTTAAAAATATAACAAGTAAACAATATTTTTCTTTGAGGAGACCTTACGGAGACCACAACGAAAAAATATTACGCCTGGCTGTTCTTTGTGGAACTTCAAACTATAAGGCAATATTATCAGACCCTACTGGTAATAGAAGAATTGTTCCAGTTGAAGTTACAAATATAAATAAAGAATTGTATAACTCTATAGATAAAAAAGAATTATTTATGGAAATGTTTAGTCTTTATAAACAAGGTTTTGATTGGAGAATTGTTCCAGATGATTTGCAATTATTAAATAAAGATGAAGATAAATATACTGTTGTTGTTAAAGAAAAAGAATTAGTTTTAAGATACTTCGAGCCTGGAGACGATAAAATGACTACAACAGATGTTTTAGTAGAATTAGAAAGATTGACAAACCAAAGATTAAATATAACATCTTTAGGAAGAGAGATGGAAAACGCTGGATTTATTAAGAAATCTACAAGATGTGGACCTATGAACGCACAAGTAAAACAGTGTTGGTTTGTTAAGAAAATTGGAAGGCCTGAAGATATATCTAACAATAATACTCAATTCTTTCCAAAACCATATTAGATGCAGTTTAACAAAACATTAACATATCATTAACAAAATGTTAACAAAATTGTTGTTATATTTGTTGTGTTAAATTAATATACCAAAAATGCAACCAAACAACTTAGACCAAGAAATAGCATTAGATTTTATACTTGCAGGAAACGCAACATTTACTCTAATGTCTAATAAAACGCAGAAAAGATTTACTTACTGGGTTAAAAAGAAAGATGAAGTTTTTGATATTTATTTTTTTAATGGCTCAGATAATAGTAACATAAGGCATTATAAATTGATAGGATTTATATCTAAAGATATTTTAGGTTTAAAAACTAAAAATGTATCTCATATAAATAAAGATTATTTTATAGCCTTTGATTTTGTTATAACTAATCTTTTTTTATCTATATATATGCCTTTATTAGAAATATGGCATGAAGGAAAATGCGGTATGTGTGGTAGAAAATTAACAGTGCCAGAAAGTATAGAAAATGGTATAGGTCCAGAGTGTAAAAATAAAATTCTTAACAACTAAAAAATACAAAAATGAGTAACCAAGAAACAAAACAAAAAATTCAAGAAGTATTATCTAGCAGTCATTATGAAGATATGAAATTTAAGATTATCTTTAAACAATATGATGAAAGATTACCTATGATAGGTATATTTGTAAGAATGAAAGACTGTGATGAACTTTTAGAAAAAGGTATGGTAAGGTTTGTAAATCAATCTAAATTAGATTATTGGTTTACAGGAATGAAAGAAGTTGGTCTTACTAAAATTTATGTTATTAAAGATTTTTCTCAATTGATAAAAATGTAAAAATGGCTGGGAAAAAAAGCGCTACAGCTTTAGCTGCTCAAAGAGAATATTTTGAGAAAAACGGTATAGTCTTTGATAAAAAAGATAAAAAAGACAAAAAAGATAAAGTAGTTAAAAAAAACACTGCTATATCTTTTAATAACGTTAATTTAAAAAATAATCTTGATGAGAAAGGGTTTGGCATATATATAAGGAATATAAATAAATGGCATCCTACAGGAACTAAATTAAATGTTATGCAAGATAAAGATATATTAAAACTACTTATTGATAATTATAAAGATAAGTTATCTTTTATAAAATCTAAAACTATTGAAGATAATTATTTTAACGTTCACGAGAATATATGTAAATCAGATTTTGCCTTTGGTATATGTAACACTTCTTATTCTTTACATGGTGTATCTATATCTGATAAACAATTTGTTTTAGATAATAAAACAAACGGTTCTCATTACTGGTGTACTATACCTTTTGAATGTTACAACTTTGAAGAACTTATAAAATCATTTGAGTTCAGAATTAAAAAAATGAGCGAAATTTTAAATTCTATATTATATGAATAAAGATAATAAAAAATCAATAGCGGCTTGTTTTGGTAATATATACCAATCATCTTTAACTAAATTGTTTATTCAAACTGTTAGAAATGGAAAAAACACTAGTAAGTAACTGTTGTCAAGTTGAGCCAAATAATCAGATAGAAGTTCTTTTTTCTATATGCCCATGCTGTGAAGAAGAGTGTGATTATATAGAAATTGAGTTTCCAGAAGTTGTTATGGATAAAGAATATTTCTCTAAAAATGACAACTGGCTTAACGACAAACCAGATTTAACTAATCAAACTAAACTATTCTAATTATGTTATGCAAATCATTTGAAGTATTAACTATTGTAGAAAAAGTTAAATTCATAGGAAAAATAAACCATCTTGCACAAACTTATGAGTCTGTGTTTAATGAAGTAAATAATATAATAAATAAAGCTGAAAAAGATGGATTATTTAAAGACGTAACAATATTACCTAACGAAGAAGAAATTTTAAAAAATGAGCAATAAAAGAAAAGAAATTGTAGAAGCTTTAAATAAGCAAATGTTAACTACAGATTTATACGAAGAGTTAAAACTTTGTATAAACTTGAATAAAGTTTTTGAACAAGATATTAACTGTATAGATGATTGGTTTCTAGGAGTAATATCATCTTTATTCTATCAAGTAAATAATAAATCCTTAATACTTTGTGGAAATCAAGGAATTGGTAAGACTGAATTTGTAAGAAATTTATTACCACAAAAAAAATGGTTTAGCGATGATGCTCCAGATAAAGCTAACGTTTATGAAAGTTTAATTTTAGATTGCAGCGAATGGGAAAATAAAGACATTAGCTTTGTTTTAACTTCAGAACAATTTGTTGTACAAGAAAATCCAGTACGTGCCAATAAAAGATTAGCAAGCTTAGTTTATACAACAAATATAAATATTCCAGTAGGAAGGCGTGGAATAGCTTTATATATAGAGTCTATTGATTTGATTAGATATAATTCTATTGATAAAGAAAAGCTTTGGATTGAGATTTACAATAAAAACTTTGGAACAGAAATTTTAACTCAAAAAGAAATAGACTATTATTTCGACTATAAAAAATAATGTACGTATTACTTCAAAGATATCCAGATGGTTATTATTCTATTCAAAAAGCTGCTTCAAATAAGCATTTTGATATGATTGATAAAGATTTTATAGAAATAGATAGCGGATATTATGAAGATTTAGTTTCTTTAAAAAGATATTTAGTTTTGAATGATCTAATAAAGAATGGAAAATCTGTTTTTTATAAAAATATAAAGTATAATATATTGTGCCAAACAACTATTGAGAATTTTGAAATTGAAATAAATAAAGATAAAGATTTTTTAGAAAAAAATAAAATAATAGATTATGAACAATTGTAATTTTGAAACACATTTATATTAAGTAAACAAAAACTAAACAATATGAACAATGAAGAATTAAAAAAAGGAAATAATCTTTCTTTATCTATTGATATTTTAAAAAATGAAATAGATAAAGTTTCTAACTGTCATTCTATTATCGAGGTATCTCTTACATTCGGAACAGCTAGATATGAAGTTTGTAAAAGTTTTGTAAACTTCAAATCATTGAAACAAAGCATTTTGAGTGAAATGAAAAAAGAGTTAGTAAGATTAGAGAAAGAATTTAAAAATCTTTAAAAATCAAGTGCCCACATATTTTCTTTGTGGGCACTTACAAAAATCATTTTATGAAGCAAATAAATAATATTAAAGGAGAAACTAGATTTGAAATAAATAAACCATTTATAGTTGTTCCTTCTGTAAAAAATACATTTACTTGTAAAGAAAGTGGAAGAGAGTTCTATACTCTTGAAAATGGAAATATAATTACTAAACAGTTTTATATAAAGAATTTCGGACATCCTTTAGTTAAAGGAAAAGTAATAGAAGATAAAAAATACAAAGGTACTGCTGTTGGAGTATCTCCACAAAAAAAATATTGACATGAACAATAAAGATTTTATATTTCTTGAGGAGTTTTATAAAAAAGCTAAAAGAAAACAAAAAGAAATTCAAGAATTTAAAGGTAATCCAGAAGATTACGCTTTTCTTAAAGAAGAGTTTGAAGATATGGATTTAACGTCTGAAGTTTTAATTCATTTAACTCAAGAAACAAAAACTTCTCAAGAAAGGTTAGAAGAAGCAAGAAAGCATATATTCAAAAGAAGTAATAGTTGTATAGATATGCCTATTAAATTAATAAACGAAATTGTAGACATCTTAATAAAATAAACATGAACAAAACAGAAATTGAAGCCCACAAAAAGTATTATGATAATTTAATACTTAATACTCCAACAGGAGTTATAAGAAATAAACTTACAGATGTAAGAAATTCATTAGATAGTTTAATCTTTGAAATTGAAATAGAAGAAATGAACTCTGATGAAGGAAAACCTGAAGATAGATATCACAGGTAATAACTAATAAAGAAAGCAGATAAATAAGTCAAGGCGTGAATTTGACTAAACGCTGTTAAAAGTAATACATTAACTAATTAAATAAGACTTTTCTGCTTTCTTTTAAAAACTATTAAAATGAGTAAAAATAACAACGCTAAAAAAGAGTTTGTAAAAAACTACACTGGCATTTTTAATGGAGAACACTATTTTGATTATCTTGAAGAAGAAAAAGAAATAGAGAAAAAACTTGGAAATACAACTTATAGTAGCTCAACAAATGCAAAACTTGTTAGAGATGCTAAATTTAATGCTTTTAATAAGCACATGAGATTTAGAAATTGATTTTAAACCGTTTTACGGCATTATTTTGCAATTGTGTACAAATGTACGTTTTATGTAAAAAACAACGTGGAACGGCATAAAAACAACGTGGAACGGCATTTTTTAACACATAATAAATAACAATTTTATGAAAATTTACATTGCATCAAGTTTTGCTAACTATCATGGAGTAGAAATGCTTACAAATTTATTAAGACAAAATAAGTTTGAAGTAAACTCTTGGGTTGAAAACAATAAAGTTTATCCTTTTCAGTCTTTTGAAGAAGCAAATGCAGATATTTGCTTTTGGTTTGACACTACATCAGCTCGTAACTGCGACATATTTATTTACTATGCACCTGCAGGTATGGATGCTTGTGTAGAATTAGGTATTGCATATTCATCTCAAAATAATAAACTTATTTTAGGATTATCAAACAAAAAAGATAATCTTGGATTAATGAGGAAATGCGTAAAACAATGGGCTGAAAGCTATGATGAAATAATTTCACTTTGCAATATTTGTAGAAACTCTATTTATAATCAATCTCAATGTTAAAATATGAAACACGAAGATTTAAGAAAGTTAGTTTGGTATAGCGCATGGAATTCTGTTGCAAATGCAATTACTTGCGCTGATAAAAAATCAGCAACTATTTGGGCTGACAGTGCATTGAAAGATTTTGACGAAAGATTTCCAAAACAAGATACCGCAAAAGAAAACTGTGTTGACTACACTAATACTATATTTTGTAGTCTAATATCAAGCGATTTTTACGCATCTACTATCGATGAAAGTAACTGTGTAACAGTAGTTGAACAAGCAAATATATTCTCAAAAATATTAAATAACAAGTTAAAACAAATGTAAAACATGAACAAGAAACAAAACACTGGTTATACTCCAGTAAAAACAACTCAAATTAGCAAATCTACTAAACGCAAAGGTTTACCTTTGTCATATCAAGAAATGGTAATTGTAACTTATGAAGATGGTAGTACTAAAACAATACACCGTCCTCTTGAAGCTCAACCACAAAGAAAAATACATCGTATGTCTGGTAAATTTAAAAATAAAACTAAATAATATTCCAAACTTTAAAGAAACAAAATTTTATTTATATAATGTTTAATATAAAATAATCTATGAACAAATCAATAATCGAAAGGCTTGATTTAGTCGAAGCTGAATTTTTAAAAATTACCGGAATTTCAGAACCTATATTCGCTTATACTAAAATACCGAATGTTTACTTTACTGTAAATCCAGAAAATGAAGAAACGCATCTTGTTATTAAGTGTAAACCACAAAAAGAATGTGTTGCTGCACCTATTAGTATTGATGAGGTTTCTGTTAAACTTCTTGAAGGTTGTAATACTGGAATTTTGCATGAGTGTTTTAAATCTATGCTAAGTACGTGAAAATGATGTTTCTAATGACGTTTTTTACGTTCTTGAAAATTTGTCTGAAACGCAAGACATTGATAATCAACGTTTTACATATTATATTTTCAGTAACGATAAAAAATGCAACTCGTTGATAATCAACATTTTACGAATTGAAACTATGTTGCAAATCGTGTAACTAATTGATTTACAACGCCGTATATGTAGTTCCGTCAATTTGTCATCTGACTACATATACGGCGTTGATAATCAACGTTTTATGAAAATTTGTAGTTCCGTCAAAATGGCACGTTGCAACACGCTAGACATTGATTATCAATGACTTATATTAAATGTTGCAATGTAGCTAGCAAAAGTACAAGAGTTTATGGAAATTTCGGACACAAAAATATATATTCTGCCAGATATAGTACTCACTAAGGCAATACTTAAGTTTATAGAATATATAAAAAAAGTGTATATTGTGAAAAACATTTTGCGAAATTCACGCGACTACAAATTGCCAAAAAGCGGTGTAAATCATTGATAATCAATGTTTTATACGTAGTTTCATTTGCAAAAAAGGGTACTACAAATGATACTACATTTTGCATAAAGTGTTAAAAATCAATGTATTACGTGTAGTACCCTACGGAACTACATATAAAGCGTTGATAATCAACGATTTGTAAAGTGTTGATAATCAATGTCTAACGATATACACATAGTGTGGATAAAAAAATTTCGGTGTGTGTTATATAGTGTGTATTATTGCACATGGTCAGGATATACGATACAGACACGCTACACGAGATGGCTTCAAAGATATATGATAAGTTTGAAGTTATGCAGTCTTTTAGTATATCTGGTTTCGTAAACACTGGTGAGAAATTAGAGCCGAAAGGTAAGATTGTTTTGGATTATATTGACAGGTTATACAAGACAGATAATGTAATGATAACATCAGATGGAAAGGAAAAGAAGAAATATAAATTTGAAAAGGACTCTGTAGGAGGTCCAATTGCTCACAAGATTTTCAAATGGAATGTCAGGGTTGTAGATAAAGAACCAAGATACACTATTTGGAGATTACAATAAAAATTACTATGAGTATAGAAGGAATTAAAACAGTTATCGAGTTCGGAGAAAAATTTGAACTAAAGATAATTATAAAATCTTTGCATATATCTAAAGTAAAGAAAATATGCGATGAGAACAAAGAGTCTTATGATATTAGACAGACACGATTGAAAGAATTCTATGAGATTAGAATTCGTAATGTTAATATCAAACGAGCTCAAACGATTAAATCTATATTTGATGAAGCTAAAATAGATATTGTAACATAATGACTGAAGAACAATTACAAAGCAAATGTACTACATGGTTTTGGAACACATATCCAGAACATAGAAGAATGTTATTTCATGTAGATAATAATTCTTGGAATAATGTTATAGGTGCGAAGAAGAAAGCATTGGGAGTTTGCGCTGGAGTTTCTGATTTGGTATTGATATTATCTATGGGAAGGATTGTTTTTATAGAAACTAAAATACCAGGAGGAAAACAATCTAATGAACAACTGGAATTTGAGAAGAAGTTGTATGATAGAAATCATTTGTACTTCATATACACTTCTTTTGAGGAATTTAAAAATTTGATAGAAAATCTGTTATGTACGAATTAAGCGAACACTGGCATATAGTAGCATCTGGAGGAACTCAACTATCTAATACACCAACGCAGCTATGGGAAGCTGCGTTATCGTATTTTAAATGGTGTGATGAGAACCCTATTAAGAGCAAAACTACTATAATGGCAGGTAAAGAGGCTGGGAAGAAGGTAGAAATAGAAACAACAAGACCTTATACTATCAAAGGAATGTGCTTGCACTGCGGTATAAATGAGAGATATATACAGGATATTAAGGACTCAAATAAATCTGATAGTGAGTATTATATAGTCATGGAAAGAATACTAATGATTATATATACACAGAACTTGGAGGGAGGTATAACTAACTTGTTTAACCCTATAATGATTAGTAAAGTATTGAATATGGATAAAGGAGGAGATGAAAGCGTTGCTCATAATGTTAAGATAGAAATTATTGGTAGTCAATCTGGATTATCAACATCTGAAAATGAAGTATTGAAAAAACTTGATGCAGAGAAAGTTCAAATACTAAATGAGAAAACCAAAATTCAATAATCGAAAATCCAGTTTTTGGAAATCTAGTATATAGTAGAACTCCAAAAAGTAAATACTCAAAAGTAAACAGAATTACACGTACACCTTTTCTTTGTGGGACTATGCAATACATAATACAATAATAAAGCAGGTACCTTGCAAAACATAATATCTGTTATTGTATAGTAATTTGCAAAACATAGTAATTTGTTTTAATTTATAGTATTTTTACTGATGTACAAAATTAAACAAATGAAATGTTAACAATTCACAATTAACAAAAATTTAACATCTAAAATTTGGAA